GAAACAGCCAAATCAAAAATACTATGTTGGTCTTATGAATGAGATGTCATTCTCAAGATTCATATGTCCAGAGAATAAAGAGGAGGTATTGCATGAACTTCAACAAGCATTTAAACCTTGAGGGACAACATGCGTTTCTTGGGGCTAGCAAATACCATTGGATTAATTATGATGAACATAAACTAATTGAAGCATATTCGAAATTTACAGCGGCTCAAAAAGGAACAGAACTTCATGAATTTGCAGCTCAATGCATTAGATTGGGACAAAAACTTCCCAAGTCTCAAAAAACATTGAATATGTATGTTAACGATGCAATTGGATTTAAAATGACTCCTGAGCAACCTTTATATTATTCGGAAAACTGCTTCGGCACAGCCGATGCTATTTCCTTTAGAAATAAAATGCTTAGGATCCACGATTTTAAATCTGGGGTTATTCCGGCACATATGGAACAGCTTGAAATATATGCTGCTTTGTTTTGTTTGGAATACAGAGTTAGACCTTCGGACATTGACATAGAATTGAGAATTTATCAGTCTGACGAAATCTTACATCATAAACCCACAGCAGAGGATATTGTTCCAATCATGGATAAGATTATTACCTTTGATAAAATAATCAATAAAATCAAAGAACAGGAGGGTTATTAAAACATGAATCCCATAGCGGAAGAAATTTTAATGCATTATGGAATGCCAAGACGTTCTGGACGTTATCCTTGGGGTTCAGGTAAAAACCCATATCAGCATAGCGGCGATTTTCTTAGCAGAGTAAATGAATTAAAGAAATCTGGTATGAGTGAGAAAGAAATAGCGGAATACATGGGACTAACAACTACTCAACTTAGAACCCAAGTCGGATTAGCAAAAGATGAAAGAAGATCTCTCGAAGTTGCCACAGCTAAAGGTTTAAGAGAGAAGGGATATTCTCTTAATGAGATTGCGAAAAAGATGGGATATAAAAATGATTCCTCTATACGTTCCCTTCTTAACGAAGATGCCGAAGCCCGTATGAATCAGGCTAGAAAAACTGCCGAATTTCTAAAGAAACAAGTCGACGAAAAAGGTATGATTGATGTCGGTGTTGGGGTTGAACGTGAACTCGGAATTTCAAGAGAAAAAATGAATCAAGCTCTTTATATTCTCGAAATGGAAGGTTATAAAGTTTATGGCGGTGGTGTTCCGCAAGCGACTAATCCTGGAAAGCAAACTAATATCAAAGTTCTCTGTCCTCCTGGCACTGAGCATAAAGAAATTTATAATTTTGATAAAATTAATTCTGTTAGGGATTATGTGTCTCATGATGGTGGAGAAACCTTTGATCCTAAATGGGTCTATCCAAAGAGCATGGACTCCAGTAGATTAAAAATTCGTTATGCCGAAGAAGGAGGAGCAGAAAAAGACGGACTCGTCGAAATTCGAAGAGGTGTCGAAGATCTTTCTCTTGGTGAATCCCATTATGCTCAGGTCCGTATTCTTGTGGATAATAAAAAATACATAAAAGGAATGGCTGTATATTCTGACGACATGCCAGATGGGGTCGATGTTATTTTTAATACTAATAAAAGTAAAGACGTTCCAAAAATGGACGTTCTTAAAAACATCAGCAACGATCCTGATAATCCTTTTGGTTCTCTTATTAAGGCTGGAATCACGGATCCCGACAAAAATGATGGTGTTAAGGGCGGACAGAGCTATTATTATGACAAAAATGGTAAGAAACAATTGTCGCTCATCAACAAGCGTGCTGAAGAAGGAGATTGGAGAGACTGGAAAGACGGTCTTCCTTCTCAGTTTTTGTCAAAGCAAAGTATTACACTTATGAAGAAACAGCTAAATTTAGCAGCTGCCGACAAACAAGCTGAATTTGATGAGATTTGTTCACTTACTAATCCAACAGTAAAGAAAGCGTTACTCAAATCTTTTGCTGATGATTGCGATGCAGCAGCCGTTCATCTTCAAGCAGCAGCTTTACCACGGCAGAAGTATCATGTTATTTTACCTTTCACTTCGATAAAGGATAACGAGGTTTACGCTCCTAATTATGATGATGGAGAACAAGTGGCTCTTATTCGTTATCCTCATGGTGGAACGTTTGAGATTCCAATCCTAACCGTTAATAATAAACAAGCAGAAGCTCGGAGGATTTTAGGAAACACTCCAGCAGATGCTATCGGAATTAACAGTAAAGTTGCAGCGAGGTTATCCGGAGCTGATTTTGATGGCGACACTGTTATGGTTATTCCTACAGGTGGTAAAGTAAAAATTACTTCTACTCCTCCTTTAAAGGGATTGGAAGGGTTTGACCCTAAAATGGAATACCCTGAACGACCTGGAATGAAGTATATGAAAAATACACAAACGGAGATGGGTAAAATTTCAAACCTTATCACCGACATGACTTTGAAAGGTGCTACACAAGATGAAATAGCAAGAGCGGTTCGTCATAGCATGGTTGTTATTGACGCCGAAAAGCATAAACTTGATTATAAAAAGAGTGAAATCGACAATGGTATTGCTTCTCTTAAGAAAAAGTATCAAGGAACTTATGACGATGACGGCCGTTATCACGAAGGTGCTTCAACTTTAATTTCCAGGGCTAAGTCTGAAATTTCTGTAGATAAAAGAAAAGGAAGTCCAAAAATTAATATAAAAGACAAGCCTTGGTATGATCCAACTCGTCCTGAAGGAGCCCTGTTATACAATAGAGTTGCCAATAAGGCAGATAAAGATTGGTATAATCCCACCTTACCAGAAAGTGCTTACATTTACAAACCAGCGGAAACATACGTTACCAAAACAGGAAAAGTAAAAACTAGAACACAACAATCTACTAGGATGGCGGAAACTGATGACGCATTTACTCTTGTGTCAGATGCTAACACCCCGGCCGAAAGAGTCTATGCCGAGTATGCTAATAAGATGAAGTCCCTGGCAAATCAGGCCCGTAAAGAGATGGTTACCACTGGCAAGATTGCTTATTCTTCTTCGGCAAAGGCTACTTATCAAGCAGAGGTGGATTCTCTATCAGCCAAGCTCAATGTGGCACTAAAGAATGCCCCTAGAGAAAGAAGAGCACAAGTTATAGCCAACGCTGCTGTAGCTGCTAAAAAACAGGAGAATCCTGATATGACTCCTGGTGAAATAAAGAAACTCAGTCAACAAGAGTTAACTAGGGCACGTGCTATTGTCGGCGCCAAGAGGGAGCCCGTAAAGATTACTGATCGTGAATGGGAAGCCATCCAGGCAGGAGCCATCAGCGAGAACAAACTCATGGAGATTCTAAATCATACAGACATTGATGATCTTAGACAACGAGCTACTCCTCGTACAACAACTTCTTTAAGTACAGCTAAAATTAATAAGATTTCAGCAATGAATGCATCTGGTTACAGTACAGCTGATATAGCTAAAGCTGTTGGCGTTTCTTCTGCTACCGTATTAAAATATTTAAAAGGAAAGGAGTGAATTGTTAATGTCTAAATGCATGTTAACAACATTTGATAATCCATACAATCCATTCGAACAGTTCACTTCTTGGTTCTTGTTCGATGTGGAAAAAGGTTACAATACTTGTGCGTATTTAGCAAGAATTGCTCGAACTTCAGATCAATTGTCAGAAGAAGAAAACGAATTAGAAATAGAAAGAGCAATTGATGAAATTATTAAATACGATTTTAGAAACATTTATAAGAAAGTAACTATACAACGTATCACTCAGATGAGAAGAAGGAGGAAGAAGAAACCATGGAAGTGGAAAAGAAAGAAAAACATGATTGAGTAACTAACTTATATAGTGGGGGGGGTATCGCTAAAACTGCACCCCCTCTCCTCATCGCGGCGGCCCTAAAAAAATCTCCGGAGGGTATTTTTTGGGTATCATTCTCATACTTCTACAGCATTTAATAGGGCTCATAAGGTTTAACAGATTATATTTATCTTTCTTTTCTCCTTTCAGAAGATTTTAGGTTAACCTTATGGGCTCTGTTAAGTGTTGTAGAAGTATTAATGAACTCGGTGAATTCCAAGCAAAACACAATAATAATTCTACAAATATTAAACGAGAGGAGGCTGTAATGATGAAAAAAGCTAAGGATGTAACCTCTTCTGAAAAATCTAGAAAGTTGAGACCGGCTTTATCTCCAGAAGCTAGAGAAAATCAATTGATATCCTTAGCTGTTGACCTTGCTGAAAAGCAGTTGTTAGAAGGAACTGCTTCTTCTCAGGTCATTACACATTATTTAAAGCTCGGTTCAACTAAAGAGAAGATCGAAAAAGAAATTCTCATGAAACAGAAAGAGTTGATTGAGGCCAAGACTCAATCATTACAGTCGGCGCAAAGAATAGAGGAACTATATAAGAATGCTCTTGATGCTATGAGAAAATATAGTGGGCAAGGTGATTCGGATGATTGGTAAGATGCGTCTCGACTGTATATTTAACGGGGGTGAGTAAATGCACGATTGGAAGAAGATAACAAAAACAACAGAAAGGAGAATGAATATGATAGGAAATATGTCCCCAAGCTCGGGAAGAATGCTAAAAGAAGACGACAGCTACATCAATGTGGCTGATTTAGCAGAAGAAAGTCTTGGCAGGAAAGGGTTTGAATTCATCGCTGATACGGTTGAACATGCTGCACCAAAGGGAATGGTTTACATAGCCTTGCAGGTTTTAGACGATGCTGTAATTGCTTATTATGAAACAGATGATGGAGCAGAAATAATTGGAAATAATTTTACAGGAGAATTATTACCTGTGGGTGATGTGACATATGGACGATTCAAAAAAATTACACTTTCAAGAGGAAAAATCAAGGCTTATTTGGGGGTGTAGCATATGCTAGGCTTAGGATTGGAATTACAAAAGCAAATTATGATGGGATTTAATCTGGGGAAAATGCAGCCTATCGCCAAGTTCACCCGCCCCACCCCCGCATATCTCTCCGACGGCACGCAAGTTTCCGCAAACAAGCCACGCTTTGAGCCGGGCAAATTCGGCAAGGCGATTATGGTGGAGGAAGGGACGGAAAACTTATGTCCTAACCCATCATTTGAA